TCATTGTAATCACCTGTAAATCCAAAGTCAACATGATTCGTTGAATTTCCGTCATTTAGGTAGATAAAGTTGTCTTTAACAATAAGATTATTAGCACTTATCGTTACTACATTACCTAAATATGTGACATTACCTTCAAATAAAACATTACCCGTAACTGTTTGAGTTATTGCCCCCCCAGGACCGGATAATCTGAGATATCTAGTATCAAGGTCTGTTGTTGTAACTGAAGCTGAAGTTACATGCCCAAATGTATCGAATCCTAATGATACGTCTTGTATAACTGTACCATTTGAATTGTCACTAGATACGTTTGCTACAGAGCTAGTATCAGCATGTGAGATGGTTATAACATTACCTTCATCTGCTGTACCTGTAGCAGTAATACCTGTACCACCAACAACACGATTAGTATAATTACCTGTTGTATCTGTACCTAGCGCAACTGAATCAGCAGCAACAGTTAATGTTACATCTAATAAATTAGTGTTTTGATTGGTTAAGTTGACGTTCGCTTTTCCAGTTACATCACCAGTAAAGTTTAAGTTAATTGAGGGTTTATCGACAACATAAGTTTTGTAGTTAACAGAAGCGTTTAAATTGCCCGCTCCAATGTTACCTGTGACAAAAGCATCTCTACCTACAATAACATTAGCGGGCGTACTAATATTTCCTACAACATTAACATTTGATCCTACAAATATGTTACCTGTAACACGAACATCTCTACCTACAATAACATTAGTGGGCGTACTAATATTTCCTACAACATTAACATTTGATCCTACAAATATGTTACCTGTAACAAAAGCATCTCTACCTACAATAACATTAGCAGGTGTTGAGATGTTACCCACAACATTAACATTCGACCCTACAAATATATTACCTGTAACAAAGGCATCTCTTGCTATTAATAGATTACTTGAACCTGAAATATTTCCCCCAACCGTTGAATTTCCCAAAACAACCAGGTTACCTCTAGAGGTCAGGTTTCCGCTTACTGTAATATTACCTGAAGCAATGACGTTGATGGTGTAAAGGTTATTGTCTAGATCAGCTAAAGCAACGCCAATCTCATTCGTCTTTAAACGCCATTCCTCAAGAGTATCAAAGGTATTTACTTGAATTGTCATTTCGTTTCCTGTAATCTATTAGCTATAACTTGTAACAAATCCTTAATTTCCGATACATCAGACTTCAATGCATCAATTTCTTTTTGATTATTTAACAGCAAATTATTTTGTTGTTCTAATCTTTTCCGTTGTGAAATATATTCGTGGTACCCTTTAAAATTAGTATTTACAATTGCACCTGATGATTCATCACGATACAAATTCAAATTGTCTTTTACTTTTGTTAAGGACATGCAATTATCCTTAAATCTTTAATTGAAGGCACTTGACTACTATTTGAAGATCTAAACACAATCTTAACAGTTAATGCATTGAATAGAGGTATATTATCAATATCATACTCAACGTCAGTAAACACCTCAGGATTTTCTGTGTAAGTAATAGGGTTCACAGGTGTAGCTAGAATATAATTAGTTGATTCAAGAGATTCAAAAGATCCTAAATTTAAAGTTCGATAATAAACATCAATATCTCCCTCTTTTGGAACATTAGCAGCAAAAAGTATCTTTAAAAATTTAGAAGGATACTCTAATCGTATTGATCTGGTTACATACTTAGCTGCAGAAGATCCCCCCAAATATGCTCTCTCATCAATAAAAGAGTCTCTTTGTAAAAGAGTTACAACATTAGAGGAAACGGGTTGTGTTGCAAATGTATAATAAACTTCAACATTTGCATTTCCTCTTTCATCATTTGAAACACGCGAAATTATAACATTTGCGTTAACACCCGCATTTGAAAGAATTTGTAAAGATTTGCCAACATGTAAGGTGCCAAGAATATTTGCTACAACTGAATTATTGCTTGAAATAATATTTCCTGATAAACTGATGTTACTATTACTTAACAATACATTTGAAACATCATGTGTAAACAAAACGTTCGCGTCAGTTATGTTATCAATTTTATTAGAGACCAAAACAGCAGATGTTCTATTCAAGTCAATAACTGGAGATAGGTTATCAACAGTTGTGCTCATGATAGTTGAAATTTCTAATGATTTTCTTGAGTAACCCAACGAAGGATCTTTTTCATTTTCTGTAGATTTTACAGCTTTTGGGGTGTTGAAATAATTGTTTTCATTTGCTGTAATAGTAACAGGAGAATCTTTAGATGTTGTTGAAATAGTTCCGCTTGTAACGTTTGCTCTAAAGGAAATGAAAGTTCCTGGATAATCGCGATATTCAATTATGGGCTGTAACAAATTAAACGTTATATCGCGCGAAGCTCGAATGTTACTTGAAACTAAAGTTGTGGTTGCACTTGCACGATTTCCTGTAGTTATTGTATATGAATCGATTAAAACATTTCCCACCTTATGCACTGCGTTTACATTACCTGCAGGTATATTATAAGCACCATCAAATCCTGAGAGAGTAACGTTTGATCCGTGCCTTAATCCATGTGATGGATGTAATACAGTCACAACACTTGAATTTGCTCTAAATTTAAGTGCGTTTATGGGTAAAGTAACAGTGGGAACAGTATCATTGACAAGGTTAAATGACGCAGGTGTTGATGTACTAAATTCTGCACGATATAAATTAAATTTTAAATCTTGCAGTTGATCGGCTGTCCATGTTGAAGCATTTTGTGATTTGAATAAAACTCCCGCATAAGGTTGAGATGAAATTTTTCGATCTGTGCCTATTTGATTCTCACCCAATTGCGAAATCCATACGCGATAGTTTATTGAGTCGGTTAATAAAACTATGCAATATTCTTCATTTTCTTCAACATAAACGGGGCTTTTAAACGTAAATGTTGTTGCTTTTGTAGCATCTGTAGATGTGATCACATCTTCGGGATTTAGAATAACTTTAGAAAAAGGAAGAGTCCTTCTCCCTGGGTATCCATTTACTGTGTTTCTTAATTCTAACGTCACCGGCAGAGCAGTATCTTTCGCTGAAAAGAATATATCAACTTTTGTTAAAAAAGCCCCGTTTTTAACATCGACAATAAATGTTTGTGCAAGGGGGTCAAACCAACCAGTGTCACCTATTACCCTTTCTGATGTATCAGTTACAACATCCTCTTCACGAACAACTTCACGAATGACTTCAGCGTTTCGAACTGCATCAATTGTAACTTGCCTTGTTTGTAATGTGCCTGTTGCAGTATAATTAACTCTTCCTTGTGTGTCTGCTAAGATTTTATTATTATTTGGATCATCAGTTAATACAAATTCACGAGTCCCTGTTCTGAAATTTAAAAAATCTGAGTTTACTATATAGAATGTTCCAGCAACATCACCATTGGCATTTGTGATGATATTTGATCCAATAGGAGGGAGAGATGCTGCAGAACCTAATGTAGCTCGAGCCCCTGATATTGAACCTTCAACCTTATCCGTTGCAAGCAAGGTACCTTTTATATTTGTAAGGTACATTACATTTCCTGCACCATAATAAGTCAAAATTCCACTTCCCGGAGTATTTGTCAATGTATTTGTAGGAAATCCTGTTCTTTCATAAACATATACAATATCACCTTTATTGAAGGCAGAATGTGGTGTTTTATTGTCTAATCTTCTGGCTAAACTGGCATTTTCTTCTACATATTGTTCTGCAGAAGACTCATAATCAAACTTGCCCGATATGGGAGTTACTTGAACATTGGCAGCCGGAGTGATATATTTTGAAACTTCTACTTCATCAAAGAAAGCGTATAACTTTGTATTAGGTTTAAAATTTCTTCCAACATAAGTTAAAAACCTAGAACGAATAAAGGGGATAGTTGCAGTTGATACAATTTTATCATCAACCACTCTTCTATCAACACGAGCAACGACTGATGTACGAACACCCTCGCGAGCTATTCCACGTTGAGTAGTAGTTTGTTCTTTGAGTAAATACCTTTGTGCCATATTTTTATTTTCCTGTTTAGTATTCTACCAAGAAAAGCTACTGTCATTTACAAATAAAGATTCCCTTGCTCTGTTAACTCTAGCTTGACCTGCTCCATCTAGGGAATTAAAAGCCTCATTTGCAAAAAATGATCCGCTGTACGTAGTTGCCCATTCTTCTGCTGTCCACCTTTGACCGCCGTTGTGTTCAACACTTAATACACCTGTGCCTACTGTTTGTCCGGTCCATTGGGTTTGCCATGCATTCCAAACAGTGCCTAAAGTCCCTCTCGAGGATAAAGAGGCGACAGTAGCATCAAAATTGCCTTCTTTATTTATAATAATATCGGGTCTTGTTTCCGTTTCAAACCATTCATCGCCAGGAGGATTCAATTGAATTGTTCCATTATAAGGAGCAATTGCAAAAGGATTGATATTTTCTGTCTTTGATGCATAAGGTTGTGTAACAAGAGTCTTATGTGTGTAACGAAGGGTTACAATATCACCTGTCACTTGATATCCGTTTGTTGTACGTTCAAGAGGTGTCTTTTCAATTAAATTGACATTTTGTGTTGAATGTGATGGTCTTAGCTCATTATTTTCCATATCGATGGAACAAATATAATCACTCGATGCAACATCTCCCACTCGATGACCTGCAAAATTGTCAACGATAAATCCATTTTTGTATCTTTCAAGACCAAATGAGTCACGAATAGACAATGACACCGTATCCTGTTCTAATAATGACAAAGCTGTGTAGTATTCGATTGTTTGTAATCTTTTCTCAAGTTCACCAATATCTCGCATTGTGTAGCGTTTATTGTCAATGTACTCTATTTGAATTTGAGGAGGGAAAGGATTTAAGGTGTAAGGGGCCATAATTAATTTATACAGAGTCATACCCGAAGAGGGATTGTCAGGCTCTCGAAGAACAACAGAAGAAGATCCCCCTGTTCTAAATATATTACCTCTTAAATCCATACTAATTTTATCTACACGAGGGAGATAGTGTTCATAATCGACTGTCATTATGTAGTTTCTATGAGGTAGGTAAGCTTCTGAAAAATTACCAGGAGAAGAAACTCCAGATGAACCTAGTAGGGGTGTAGCAGGGGTAGGACGAAAATCTACCACGCTTGCAAGATTTACTATACCGGCAACAACGGGAATATCTTCATAATTAATATTTGTATAAGAAGAAGCATCAAAAAACGCACCTGCACCCGAATGTGCAAAATAACGATAATCTATTCTCAAATTTCCAGAGGGTTGAGGAAAATTAGGTTTTCTTGTTAAGGTTGACCTTTCATAATGTGTAGACCTTTGCCCATTGTCAAAAGTAAACCAACTTGTTATATCAACATTACCTGCAGCTGCATTTGCGAACACACCCACTTGCTTGATCGCATCTACTCTGTAAACATCAAAGTTGTTCAACAATATTTTTGATAACTTTGCTGTGTCCCCTGTTATTAATTGTGAAGCAATCGTAGATGTTTTAGTTTTTGCTGCTGCTGTAGATCTTACAGGGGCGATTACGGTATAATCATTTGTAGATGTTAACCCAGTTAAG